GCTCAGATAACGGGAGGTTTTTTTGATGCCGTCTACGGCCACTAAGAGGTTTTCTTAATGCTGGTGTTGTGAGTGGGTTCTTGTGACATCAGCACGGAGAAAATCTCCTGGACCGGGGAACATATCGAGCTTGTGCGAGTCTTGCTTGATACCCCGGAGCATCAGCGGGAAACAACCAGTTTTTCAAGCGTACCCTCGCTTTTCTGGTAAGCGGTAACCAATCCGTTCTCGCTGGCCCCCAAGGGGAATCCCACACCGGGGATTTATACGGTGAGGTGATAACCGTGCGGAAGTTTCCCAGAGCTTCCGTCCGGTTATGGCTTCATCTAAGAAGTCAGGAAAGGCAGTCATAAAGATGACGTTAGACATCTTTTCAATAAGGGAAATCAACAACGGATTTCTCGTAACGCTCGACGACAAGGAGAGGGTCGAAGTCTTTGTCGATACCTATACAGAGGCGCTAGACGAAGTTAGCAAGCGCCTTGTAACGCTCAAAAAGGAGGCGCTGAAACCTCATAGGGAGGAAGTACATGCCTAAGCTACTAGACCGCAAGGCTACGTTCGAGACGTTGAACCGGCGCTTCGATAGCTTACCAGACGGTGCGTATTTCGCAGCGATGGAGGAGCACGGCTTCACTATAGACGACATTATCGAGCTTTCAGATAGCGAGGTAGAAGATGGGCAGGATTAAACAGGCTATTTACGCTGCAAGTGGCGTTGATGAAATCGACGTTACGCCCGAGGCACAAGACGAACTCGAATCAAAAGGCGCGGCGTTGATATTGGATTGGCAAACCTTCGCCAAAGAGTACAACCCACAAGCGGCAGGGATGCCGTACAGCGGGCTGATACCAATCGACGATTACGAACCAGAAAGGGAATAGGGAACAGGGGGTATGAGTAGCGAAATAACTTCAGAAGATTTTGGTGAGAAGCAGTTGCACTCTCAAAAGGAGTTTGACGAGCATAAAGCGAAAGACCTCAAGAAGTATAAGGAAGAAGCAATCCGGTTTATCGAGAAAACGGAAAACTCTTTCGTGATTATCACGGCCAAGCCGATTGACTTAGATAAGTTAGACGATGGCATAAGTTTGGAAACACGATTGTTGAACGCGTTAGTCGGTAACATGGGCGAGTTTGCGTCCATTGTCATGGCTATCCATACAGCACCTTCAGAAATCATGCAGAGCCTCGCAAAGCAGATGCCGGAGGAAGAAATGAACCACTTACTTAAACTTGCAGAATTGGTGAAAAAAGATGTTAGAACCTAAGACTCTATTGCACGACTGGGTACAGTCCCTTCCCGAAAAGGAGTACCCATACCTCAGCCCGTCATCCTTGGGCGGTTGTCCTCGGGTTCACTATTGGAAACTCAAGAAGATAGCACCCACTACGCCACCGACATCCGGCGCGCTGTTGAACTTTCAGATTGGTTTTCTATGGGAGGACCTCTGGGACAAAGCCCTCAAGTGGAAGGGTATCGAGTACAAGGCCCAGGAGAAGTTCATCGACCCGAAATATAACATTGGCGGTACTTGTGACTTCCTGGTAAAAACCGGCGACGATGAATGGGAAATCTGGGACTCAAAGACCCAAGGCTCGAAGTGGTTTTGGTACACCCAGTCCCGTATAGACAAGGGCCAGTACGACGAATTTCATGAGGAGTTCGGGTATATCGTACAGCAGCTTGTCTATATCTGGCTGGCTCGGAAAGCCGGTTACAACGTGACCAAAGCGAAGTTAGCCTATATCTCGAAGGACGATGGCATCGTAGGCAAGATAACAACGGTCTACCTGACACCGGAACTAGAGCGGCTAATGCTCGACCGCATTAACTATATGAATGATTGCCTCAAGAATGAGGTGCTGCCGAAGTGCGAATGTGAGAACTGGAAGATTGGCTATTGCGGCTATGGGAATCCGCTCACACGAGAACTGAGTAGAACGAAGAAGATGGTAAACACCGATTGCTGCCCCAACAGCACACTAACGGTGGAGAAATGGAGAAGCGAATGACATACACGATTTCAGACGTAGGGAGCGTGAACGAGTACCAGAGCAAGTACGGTCCTATGAAGAACTATAACGTTAAGTTCAACGAAACGGGCGATACCATCGTTCAGTGGTCGAAGAAGGCCAGCAGCCCCGCACCGCAAGTCGGGGACGTGCTTGAAGGCACTATCGACATGAGCGGCGAGTACGGTCCGAAGTTCAAGCAGGATTACCAGGCCAAAGACGCACCCGTTAAAGGCGCGAAGGTTGACCCCCACACCATGTACGTGGCCTACGCCAAAGACATTGTGGTGGCGCTCCTACCGGACGACCCGACTACCGATGAATTCAAGACTAAGTTTGAGAAGGCGTTGTCTTATGTACGAGCTGGTGCAGCCGTACTAGAAAAGACCCCGGAACAGCGTAATACCGAAAACGTAGCTAAGACATTTGGCGACGGAGGATTCTAGCCTATGGAGTAAACCAGAAAGGTACCGCACATTACACAATCTAAGAGGGGCAAAAAGATGCAGTTATTTAAAAACCAGTCAGACGAAGAAGAACTGAACGAACGGATTAACGAACTTGAGGCTCAAGCAGAGCGCATGTATAACGCGCATCAGCGTACCGTCCAAAAGCTCAACGACGAAATAAACCAGCTTAAAAGCCTAGAGTATTCGCACGCGGATAACATACGGAGGGAGCACGAGCTCGACGAGCGTGAGCGTGACCTCAACCGGCGCGTTGATGCGTTCGCAACCGCGCAAGAAGCCGACGAAAGAGTCAGGGACGTTAAACACGAAAGCCGCACCGCCCGTCTCGATGAGCGTGAGAAATCTATTTATGAGCGTGAATGCCAACTCAAGGAACGAGAAAGCAAAGTAGCAGACGCGGAAACCGATAAGGAAAATGCGAACTTGCTCAGCGGTTACGCCAACGGTTATGCAGAAGGACACCGCGATGGGGTTGCATCCATGCGGACAGTTATTGATAAAGCCCACGAGCTTTTGAAAGTCCATGCGATTGGCGTTCACCTTCCAAAGACCGCTACCGAGGACGAAGAAAACCCGTTAGCAGTAGCCTACGGTGAACTCGGAGCAAATCTCGTACAACGATTAGTCGGTGAATCCGAAGAAGAATAAATCCTACAAGGGGAATTACATTATGGCTAAAGTAACAGATAAAGCGTTTCCGTCGAACGTTATACAAGAAACGGCGGATTATAGCATCTTCAAAAGACTACCGGGTAACCGCGTGGTTCACGAAGGAATGGTTAAGAGCCTCATGGAATCTTTCGGTGAGAAGCCTCAGTTGAGGGTAGCTCGACCACTCCTGTTAAACGAGAAGTACCAAATCATTGACGGGCAGCACCGTAAAGAAGCGTCAGAGCGCATGGGTGTCTCTGTCTACTACATGGTAGTACCCGGCTTGACTATCGCAGACACGCGGCTGTTGAACGCGCTCCAAAAGAGCTGGACGTTGACCGACTTCGCGGAAAGCTTTGCGAGTACCGGAGAAGCTGATTACATACGGTTCCTGGAACTCCGCAAAGAGTTTCCGCTACCGCCTGCTATGATGCTGCATTACACCACGGCTGAGGGTGAGTACTCACAGGCTCGACAGAAATTCCGCATCGGAATGTACGAGCCGCAAGACGAGGACATAACAATGTCATACCTGAACGACCTCAAATCGTTCCAGCCGTATCTGGCACAGTGGTACGAACAAGCCTTCGCTATGGCAGCGCTGCACTTGTTCCGCCACAAAGACTACGACCACGAACGGATGCTTCGGAAGCTCGACACCGTAGGCCAGCTTACGCACCGCAGCGGTTCAGCAGATTACATCCGTGACCTTGAAACGGTCTACAACAAGAACGTGCCTATGGGCAACCACGTGAGGTTCATCTAAGATGCCGAAGCTTTCATTCAGCGCTCAACTGTTAAAGGTTACCTCAAAGGTAGACCGCACCCTCAACCTGACCCTGAACACTCAGGAGATGGGCGATGACGCCGGGAAGCTTACGAACCTAACGGGACAACAGTTAAACATACTGTTCGTGGGAGCTGATGAGGGCTTCAAAGAGGAGGACATCCCGGAGACACCGTTAATAGAGGAAGATGGCGGGTTAAGCCCGTCCCGAAGGCAGCGGAGCATCCTGTTCAAGATATGGGAAGCCAAGGGTAAGCCGATGGAAAACTTCGAGGTCTATTACCGCTTCAGGATGTCCAAGAACGAACACATGCTCAAAGACGAGCTAGATAACCTGACACTTTAACAGCCTGGGTGTGGCCTGACGTTAGATAGGGCCTGCGTAGAAGCGAGGAACAATCGATTCTCCTTCGAGGGGATATGGGGGATTTGCTGACTGCCTTTCCTGACACGATTGTACCTACGGCCCAGGAACACAATTTGGGGAGCTATTACGGTGTAGTCGCTGAGTCCACCGCGCTGGCTCCAACTGGGGGGAATAACCACCACGGCTGCCCCCCAGTCTAAGGGATTTGAGAGGATATATGGTTGAGTTTGATATATGGGCTCCTAGATGGCACGATAGAACGCTCCTGCTAGCAGCCTGGAAAGTCGGGGAGAAAAACAAGGTAACCGTGAAAGACCCACGCCTTCCGGTACCGCTTTATATAACCGGGGAAAAGGCTAATGCCTACCCCATAGAATACTTGAAGGCCAAGAACGGCCACAAGTTCCAAGTACGCGCCGTTCCTATCAACGACTTCACCACGGAGCCGCTGTAGTGGCAGGCATCAAGCTCGACCGGGCAGACAGCCTGTTCAGCTTATGGATAAGGACGAGAGACAAATGGACCTGTCAACGATGCGGAAAGTATTATGAACCACCTACACAAGCCTTACATTGTTCGCACTTCCAAGGGCGGGGGAAGGAAGCCACGCGCTTCGAGCCCCTTAACGCCGATGCTATGTGTTATGGATGCCACAGGTACTTCACCGCGCATCCGGGAGAGCACTACGCCTGGCAGCTTACCAGGAAGGGTGCGGCGACGGTCGATAAGATTATTGTCCTCAGTAACAGTTACAAGAAGAAAGACCGTAAGTTAGAAGCGTTGTATTGGAAGCAACGCCTGCTGGATGATTTCAATGTCAAAGGATAAACACGAGCATGAGTTCAAAGAAATACAGCTTATACGAATTACTCAAGTACAGACCAACTATAAAGGCACGTCTGGTGACAAAGCGCTGCTGGTGCGGGCATGTAAGTGTTCCAAGTACAAGGCCATCGAATACGGAGGTTTTACCGACATGGTGAAGTTTGGCAAGAAACTAAAGGGAGTAACCACTCAAGAGGAGGGGGAGGATGAGGGCAATACAAGTACCGAGGAATCTGGTACGGAATGAGGTGGTCTGGGTAAAAGAAGGTGTCTATATCCTTGAACGTGTAACCGCACGAGGGTATCTGGTCCGGGTCAATAAAGAGAAGTATAACAAGCGTCGCCTGCTGGCGATAATACCCTTCGAGGAGGGGGTTCTCATTGAAAAAGTCGAACAACCAACCGCCGTATAAGCCTGTCATGCGCGTCGTGGAGATGCCTGAGACTGATTGGAAGTGGCTCACCGGATGGATGAAAGAGCTGCTGAAGTCTATCGGTATGGACGAGCTGCATCCTGACGTGCTCCGCTTGGGTGCAATTTTACGTGTACTCGAAGCTTCGCAACGGGCTACAGTAGATAAAGATAAGGGAGACGAGCAAGCCTAGTGCTTGTGCCAATGGATAGCATCCTTGAATCTTGGAGTTTTGGCTGGGAAGATATGCCGCTGAAGTTTCACGGCAAGCGGGTGAAGAAACACCGCAAACCTAAACCAAGAGAGATAGTCCAACTGAGCCTATTCAAATGATTGCAATAGCGATTCCCAGTAGAGGCTTAATGCACTCCCGTACCATGCAGGATGTGTACGCTAACATCCGATACTCCGGTATGGACTGTGAGCTATTTATGGCACACGGGCTCCCACAGCCGGAAGCGCAGAACAAGGTAACTGAAGATGCGCTGAAGCTTGACCCGACACATATCTGGTACGTGGATGATGACATGGCATTGCCCAAAGAAACGCTGTCGCACATGCTCCTGACTGATAGCGAGATTGTGGTGGCGGATTACCCGATAGACCGCAACAAGCACTCCGTCTGCTACAAGAACGGTATATTCCAGTACGCCGGGCTAGGGTGTGTGTTAGCGCGTCGTTCCGTCTTTGATAAACTCGCGGCTCCGTACTTCCATAAAGGGCTTCACTACATTTGGGAAGGCGACCATTTCTATACGCAGCCAGCACCGCCCAGTGACCCGCAAAGTTATTTAGATGTCGATTTCTTCCAGCGGTTGTTAAAGACAGGCGTCGAGCCAGCCGTTATCAAATCTACCGTAGGCCAGTACTGGGCCGAGCGCTACGCGGGTACGAAATTCCAGCAGGACTCAGTGCAAACCTGGCGATTTGAGTAAGATAGTTGTTCAGATATAGAGGTCGCCAGCACCTACGAAGTCGTCAGGTACCAGATGATTATTCATAAGCACGTACCCTAAGAAGGCAACTCTTTGCTCTTGGCGAGGCGTTAGTTCCAACCGTTCGGGCATCACGAACGGTGGGGTAAAGCAGCGCTCATACGCTTCGCGGTCGTTCTCCGTGACGCTTTGCTCAACGATGGTGTAGTTCCTGTCTCGCATCATCTCAACCACCGCGTCAAAGTCCTCTATGAAAGTTCGCCAGACAAACATGCCCTCGGTGACTTCCTCATCATCGTCCGGCTCAGTGTTGAACAGAAACACATGGTCGTACTGTGCTTCTTCAGTGGGGTGTGTAAAGGCTATGGCGTTTTGCGGCGTAGCCAAAAACTCGTCCCCGTCTATGTTAAATACTAAAGGCTCCTGGTTGGGTTCGCGTTCCATTATGCTACCCGCCTCCTCCACATTAACCCTTCTTCAATGAAGGGGATTTGTTCTTCTAATGCCTGTATCGTCAGCTCACCGAGCGCCCGTTGCAGCTCCGTCTCACGTGGGTGACGCAGGCTTTCTTCCAGCGATATACAAAAATCCCCGATGCTTCTGATGAAATCACCGGGGGTTGATTCAAAGTCGCGGCGTACTCTAGCCAGCGTGTTCCAGTCCAGCGCGGGAACTATAGCGACCGCTTTATGTAATTCCTGGTGGGCATCCCTCGTAATGGGAGGGATGAGCCACCTATCTTCTCGTAAGTCTCGCCTTACGTCTGATGAACGCCACGCCGCTCTGTCAAAGAGGACGTGGTGCCTATCGACCATCTACTTAGATAAGCTGTTAGTAAGCGCAGCCTTTGCCGCTGCTAGACCAACTGCTACCGCCGTGCCAACTGCCAACTTAACGTCAGCGGTGCTTTTAGCGGTTATGAGGCCAGCGAATAGCGCACCACCGGCAGCTTGCCAGAAGGTGTGAATCACTCTCTTAATACCGTCCGGGACTCTTGCCCATAGGCTCTTTGCTTTATTCATATCTCCTCCTTGGGAGTTACTTTGCGGCACAACTTGCGGTTGCGCGGGTTGGATGACTGGTGGGGTTGGGGGTTGAACTACCGGCTTTGGCGGGGCTATGACGGGAGCTGGAGGGATAACCGGAGCTGGTGCGGGAGCTGGAGCCTCTACGGGTGCAGGAGCAGCGATGACTGTCTGCGGTGCAGGAGCTACGGGAGCTGGTTTACCAAGCTTGAAGAAGTCGGTTATGTGCTCCGCGAAGAAGGCGTCCGTATCGACTGGACCCGCGATGCCGGGGAAAGTTCCGTTGTCCTTGAACTGGTGGAAGGTGTATGTCGGACCGGGAATGGTTTGCTCCGGCGTGAACCCATAGTTCGCTTCCCACAGGGGAGACGTTGTTAATACATCTACGAACCCGAAGCGTCTAATTCTGTCGGTATCGACATAGAGAACCATGTGGAAACCCAGTAATCCCTCAAGCGTGGACTTAAATGCCCCAACCCATGCGTTCGCGTTCGGTACTTCTACCTCGAAGTCCAGGGCTACTGCTTCGCCTACTTGGAGGTCGGAACATACATTGTCGAAGAAGTACTGCGCTTGGGATTGCGGGGATGTCTTGTTGCCTGCGAAGTGGAAATATCCGTGCGGCATCGCGGCTCCGAGGGCGCGTACACCGCTTTTGTTATTGGCGAGTTGCGCGTCTACATAGTGGGGCGTAGTAACGCCGTCACCACCGGAGCCCTTAATCCAGACGAACGCTGCGCCAGGATTAAATGCAGGCCAGTTGATGACACCCTGCCATTCCGAGACATCCGCTCCGTAAAATGTTTGTACTGCCATATAGTCTCCTTGATTACTAAAAAAATGAAAAGAACTGACCAGGGTTAGGCGTCGTGCCGCCCGACGGTGCAATCAAGATGGTTGTACCGATAGCGTTCACGCCGCCACCGTTCATGCTGGATATAGTGGCATTGATGGCGGTCGTTGTATCAGACGTCAGACTATTCCTGGTAAATAACCATGACGGTTGATAAGTAGCGTTAGCGTACTGTTGCTGAGTCCATCCACTAGATATAGTCGCGGTATTTGTACCCCCACTACCATTGTTTACGAATGCGGCGATAGCGAGACAGTTCAACACCGTCGGTGTCGCGCTGCCTGAAGTGAGGCTAGTTGGTGATGCGCTAGAGTAACTATCGACGATTTGGTTGAAGGGGGTGCTGCCTTGGCCTGATACTTCCAGCATGAAGCCAGAGTTTTGGTCATTGGTGCTATCGTAGGTCAGTGTCCAGTTTGTCCCGTCACCCGATTGAACTATCCGATAAAATACCGCTACACCAATTCCGATAGGTTCATAGTCGTGTTGGAGCGTCCAGCCGCTCGGTGTAACTAACGGTCCATCGCCGTCGTACCACTCTGCGATGAAGATGAGCAAATTGCCGACAGTCGGCGTCGAGCCAAGCGTGAACACCATCGTCGTCGTGGCGGCGGTTCCGGCATATTGAGCCGATTGAACGAGCGATACAGCCATTTAGTACCCCGTAGCGTCGGCTGATAAACATATCCACTTCACAGCTGCCGCGTCGTAGCGCAAGCCGATAGTGTGTGTTTTCCCTGCAACAGTGGTGGTAAGGAAGCTGGCTACGCCTGAGTTAGTGACATTCGTTGGGGCGGTAATCGTTCTGGCCGTGCCGTTGTCCTTGATACGGAGCAGTAAGTCTTGGCCGTCGGTCGGCGTACCGGAGAGGGTAAAGCTCGTGATATTGGCCGCAAGAGCGGTGATGTTGTACTGGTCGTAGGTGTCGGTGTTGACCGATGGGGTGGCGCTGGAAGCCGTCGTACCGATACGCTCCGTAATGCGCTTGTTGGTGAGCGTTTGGGTGCTTGTCAGCATGGCAATACTCGCCGTGTCCGAGAGGTTGGTAGAGGCTATGGAGATGTTAGCTGAACCGTCGAATGAAACGCCTGCGATAGTCCGAGGAGTGGTGAGTTTGGCAGCCGAGCCAGTCGTGTTCTGGTTGAATGTCGGGAAAGTGTTGCCTACGCCAGTGAGGTCTTTATTGGTGAGGGCTTGGGTGTCAGTCGTGCCGACAATGGTGCCTGTTGGAGCCGCCTTAGACGTACCCCATGCCGCACCAGTCGAAACGGCGATACCGCTGCCAGGATAAACCATGCTGCCGCCGCTCACGGTAATGTCGTAGCGAGTGCCTGAGCCATCACCGGTAATTCGTGTACCGGATCCAGTAATCATGCCTAGCTCGAACTTCAGGTTGGTCGCCCCGTTGATATTGACGATACCCGTGTTCGGGGTGGCGTCCATGAATATCTGGTCGATGAGGATACCGCCAGACATCGCACCAGCGCTGTCATTGATGTTGATAACTGAGTTGCCGATGTTAGCCGTCGGTCCGGTATTCATAAAGATGTTGGTGAAGCTGGCTTGATTGTAGCCAGGAGAAGCGGAAGCCGACCCGAAGGTAATGGCGTTAAATGGCGTTGAGTAGCCGGAGTTGTAGTTACCAGCGCTGAAGAATATCTGGTCCATGTAAAGTTGCTGCGTGTAGGAGTCGAATACGCAGAAGTCGCCGTTGACGGTTGGGTAGTTCTCAAACTTACACTGGCTGAAGAAGAAGCCGTTGTTACCCCCACCTGTCGCACCCGTGCCTCGGTAAATGTGTAACGCTCCCAGCAGGAACGTTTCAACGCGAACCTGGCTGAACCAGAGCATATTGGACGTGCCATACGCGTCGCCGTAAATCTCGATGACACGCTTCGTGGTACTGCCACAGTTGTTGAATGTCATCTGGTTGAAGTAGCTGTCTTGGCTGGTGCCGATGTCGAGGGCCACGTCATTATTGCCGACCATCGAAATGCCCCGGAAGAACATCTGTTGACAGCCGTACAGGTGCGCGAGACTTCCGGCGGAGGCGTTGCCGTCAAGCGTGATGTCTATTAAGCCGCCGAACTGGTTGGGGAATGTTGGTCCTTGATAACCAAGCCATTCCACAATCGGTGCGGTACCACTGGTGCGTATAATACGAGTGGCTTGATGCCCGGCGCCCCGTAGAATGACCCCCTTGCCAGATGCGCTAGATGTCGCGCTGGAGCAGTTAATAGTACCCGTTACCTTATATGAGCCAGCCGGTAAGTCCACTGTCGCCGTTCCGTTGGTCATGGCGAGTGATGCGGTGACGGCCGCCTGAATAGCACTCGTGTCGTCATGGCTGCCGTCACCGACTGCGCCATAAGACATAGCGTTGAACCCAGTGCCACGCACCCATGCCGGTAAGCCGCCGACGACTGACAGATATTCGCTCGTCGTGCCAATCGGCAAACGGGCTGGTGTTGTACCGCTTGAGCTATAAATCGTATCGCCGGTCGTGGTCATTGGGTTGGTCATGCCACCCCCACCCGAATACTGGGGGATGTTCAGGGTATTACCACTGAAGGTAGCCGCTCCCGAGGTTCCAGTCGTAGTAAGACTGATTGGGGCCTGGTAATCCGTGCCTGCGGTAGCTGAGGAAACCGACGTGCCGTTGCCTTTCATAATGCCGTTGACGCTCGTAGACACAGTAATAGCTGGGGTAGTAGTAGGGGTTGCTACCGAACCGCCGAAGCCATTGGCGCTACTAACTGACACGCTCGTAACCGTTCCCGAGCCGCCTCCACCTGTACCGTTTGCGGCTGCCGTGACGCGGCCTTTAGCATCAACGGTGATGTTCGCGTTCGTGTAACTGCCCGGTGTGACTGCGGTGCTGGCAAGAGTTGCCGGTGCGCTACCGGGACCGCTAGCGGTCACATCTCCGGTAAGAGCCGTGATGTAGTTACCCGTTGCTTGCTTACCGGCAAGGTCAGTCGTGAGGTTTGTCACCTGTGATTCAGCAATTTGTATGGAGTTAGCGCTGGCGGCTGTGACACGTCCCTTAGAGTCAGTCGTGATAGACAGGGAGTGCGAAGCGTCTCCATTAGTGCCTGCGGTTCCTACGGCCGCAAGCGTCGGGTTCGGGTAGGTTCCAGTGAGGTCACCACCTGCCGTTGCGCCAGTTTGAATCGCGTTGACGATACGCGTGTCGTTACCCTGGGCTACCGTGTTTGAAGCTGTCCCATAGACAGGGGAGATATCCGTCGTCCCGTTCGCCGCGTCATCAACCGCCTGGATGCCGTTCTTAAAGTTAAGGTCTGACTCTACAGGTAGGTTGCTGCCTGAGTTCTGTACCTGATAAATGGAGCCATTCCTACCGGCTGCGCCCGGAGCCCCCGAAGGACCGGGAGCACCCGTAACTTGGTTAATGCCGGTGATGTTGGTTACGTTCACAACCGAACCGCTGGAGGAAGTGCCGTCAGCATTTAGCTGGGCAGTAAGGTCGTAAGTTGTAACTCCTTCTTGTGTAGGTGTTGGCATATTAGCTCGCTATGTTAGTTGCAATACCTGATATTAGAATCGTTCCTGTAAGGGGTGTAACCACACTCCCGTCTGTGTACTGAATCGTGATGTCCCAGTAATACGTCGCAGGGGCAACCCAGGTCTTTGTAGCAGGGACGGTCAGCGTACAGGTATTTCCGGTATTGCCGGAGCTCGTGACTTGCCATGTAGCAGTCGAGTCATTCGCTACCGAGTCGTACCCAGGCGAAGGTTTGGCGGTGAAGTAGATAGTCGCCCCGCTCAAACTGATGGGGTTACCAGCGTTATCCTGGTTCGTGTAGTTGATAATAAGCGTGTTGCCACGCGGCAGGGACATTCTACTTGCCATGTTTAGCTCCTATCTCGGGGTGGTGTTTCTTGCAGTACTTGTACTTGCCGTTGTCAAAGTGGTGCTTACCGAATCTCCAACAGCCATTCTCGTGGCATTTCAGAATCCGGTACACGATGCCTAGTCCGGCAAACTCACTGAGGTCTGAACCGAAGCCGGACCAGAAACCATACGCGGGACCACTGACGTTATCTGCGCCAGTAAAGTGCATGAACCAGTGAGTTATTTCGTGCATTAGTGAGCCTTTCCTAACATGAATGTTGCGTAGGCGCTTACGGCTGCTGCGATGACACCTATGATTTCGATGACTGTGCGCCGGTTATTGTTCACGCCCGTACTGGTACCTTTACTAATCTCGAGGGTGTTTTCCAGAGAACGGATGCGAGCTTCATGGTCGGCAATCACTTTCAAGGTATTGGAATTTGAATTTCTAATCTCATCTGTTAGAGACTGTAGTTGCGAGTGAACCCGTATAAGCGTGTCATGGTCGCTTTGTTGCATAATGTTTGTTTCATCGCCCACAGCTAGCTCCTAGCGCTCCATTGGTCGTCGAGAGCTTGGGCTTTGCATACTCTCCTTCATAGGGTTGTTGTAATCGCTCACACCGCGCTTTGCAGTCCGTGGGCCGCCCATAGTCTTGCCGCCGCCTGAAGGACTTGCACATGCGCTGGATGGGGTTGAACGCTTGTAGTTCTTCTCCATGTTGTTCAGGCTGGCGAAGCTTGGTCCACCGTAAGGACCGCGACTCTTAGCGCCCCGTAGGAACGTGCCGATGCTGTTGTGTGTGCTTTGGCCTTGCTGTGTTACTGCTGGGCTGCCTAGCTTTGCAGAGCTGCCTACTTTAGCGCTTGGACCGCTCGCACCCCGGCCCGAAGGTGTATAAGGTGCGCGACTCTTGGCTGACACTTTTCCTAACGTGTTGCCAGCGCGACCCATTCCTGCGAATTTACTTGCTTTACTCATTATTTATTCCTCCTTAGAATTTCTTTCTCATACGTTGTTATAGATACATCATAGGCATTTCTAAATTTGGCTCACTAAGAAGCCCTTGAAGTTACAGTTATAGGAACCCCCGTTGCCACCCCAACCGCCACTACCGCCTCTGCCAGCAGACACAAATACGGTATCACCGACATTTAGTTGCACCAGCGCGGTGACATGCATGTTTACATTTGTCGCCGCTGCTGTTGCGGGCTGCCAGTCTTGCTCAAGGGGGTTAGCTGTAGAGTTCTTATACAGGTCCATAACTACATATCCATCAGTCGGACCGTTGTTTATCTGAAGGTTGGCGTTGAACCAGTAGAAGCCCGATACGGGGACGGTATAGGTATAGGTGCTGGTGTTGAAGTTGTTATTGGTGTCAAAGCCCTTAGCGCTGAAGGGAACAACCTCCCCGGCGTTTGTAAAGTAGTTGGCGGGCGGGCTGCCGTAAACATTGAATTTATACGGGTTGGAGAGGGCGGCTGAGGAGATGGTGCCGTTAGGAACTACGACTTTACCCGTGCCTTTCGGCGTAAGGTCGATGTCGATGTTCGTATCGCTTCCGACTGCCGATAAGCCGATACCGTTACCAGCCGCAGCGTTCGCTACCTGGAGACGGTTGACCGCGCTCGTTGTAGCTACTTGGTCAATCCAGGGGTTGCCGTTCGGGTCGGTCAGAGATTTGTGGTAACCGTGCAGCTGCCCGTGGTTAGCAAGGAAGGCGCTCTGAAAGTCGTTCCAGAGGTTCGCGGTAATCCACATGACGACACTCGCACCCGTTGAGTGCGCTTGTTGGGTGCTGCCGTCCTGACCTCGGTTGAGGTTCACCACTTGCGAGCCGGAAACCACACCCGTCACTACTTCTTTTACCGAAGGGGTCGGCTGGCCGCTCGCGTTCGTAGCGTCGATAACCAGCGTGACACCCGTACCTGTAGGCAGGCCGGTAACCGATGATAGGGTCATCGAGGTGTCGCTATTCGCCATTGATGCCGACAGGGTAGTGGCGAACAGTGGCGTTGCGTTTCTTACGAGGTCATTGGCCGAAGCACTCACAGCTTACTCCTTATATGAGTCGCGTGAGCTCTGCTCTCGGCGTTTGATTCTAATGTAGCAGATGTACTGATTTTGTTCATCATATTTTTGCTAGTTCACTATCCATGACGACGGTGGTTGGACTGGTACCAACTGGCCGGTTACATATATCTGGTTCAGCGTCCACGATGTATTGACCGCGTAAGAGGTGACATCAGCCTCCCAGTTGTTCACGATTTTGTTAATCATGCGGCGCTTCTTGACGGAGATTTCAGACTCAACCGTGGGAGCTACGGAGGCGAAGGAGAACGGTTCGGCGCTAAAGGCGTAGGTACCAAAGCCAACGTTTGCCTCTGTCGTCCCGAAGGGAAGTGTCTTTTCAAATAACTGTTCCAATGTCGGGTTGCTGCCTAACGGGGTGCCTGACATACCCAGCGTTATGTTTCCCTGGGGCGTACCGAATTCGTAGAATATATACATAATGTGTGACCAGCTCATGTGGTCAGGCGTCACGTGGATAAGTCCGGTCTGGAGGTGGCACTCAAACGGAGCCCCATTGTCGTCGTAGTAGTTGGGGCTGAGTTCGACTAGGTAGTTACCGGCTTTCGGGTTTGTCGGGATAGCAAGTAGGTGAAGCTCGCCAGAGTTATCCGTATACCGGATGAACTGCTGCACACCGAAGTCAAAGGCGTAGGGGTTCCAGTTTTGCTTTTCGAGGTCCCATACCATGATGCGGTTGTTTTGCGAGGCCCCGTAGGGGACAGAGATAAATAGCTTCCGGTCAAACTCTGTCGCGCAAATGTTGGTTTGGGCTGAAAGGGGAATCGCTTTTAGGTCGGTGCGAATCATCAGGGAAATTTCATTCGTTGACAGCACGTTAAAGAGCGTCGGGATAGAACCCGTGGAGTAGATGCCTGCGACACCGCCGGAGTGGAAGTAAACGTTCTGCTCGGTTTGGACAACGGAGCGAGGCGCACCCGTCCCAAAGGTAGCGAGCGATTGCATCAAGGTAGGGATAGAGACGACTGAGTTTCCGATTGTCGAGGTGGTGATTTGACAATGCCAGGTAGACCCGTACCCGGATGGCTCCTCGGTAAGGATGGTAGTCATCGGGTCGCCTTTACCGTCGCGGAACTGTCCGACGTACTTCGGTATCTGTGTACCGCCAGGCATGATGTCCACCCAACCACCGCCGACATACGGCGAGAAGCCTTCCAGGTAGGGCGGCGTAGCTGAAGCGAAGTACAGCCGCCACGGGTGGTTCGGGTCGCCAAGCGCGTAGAGGCGGTTGTCTGAGATAGCCAACCAACTAAACGAAGGAGCAGTCGTGGTGTCCGTTTGCGGGACTTGAATAAAGTCGTTGATGGCAGCGAGCCCGTAGTCGGTGTAGTTGACGGTTGTACCGGAGGTAGGCTGTACGACGCTATCCAGGTAGAACAGTGTGCCGCTAATGTTGTCGCTGGCGTAGATGTTGTAACCGATAATGTTTGTAGCCGTCAGCTTCGTCCACGAAAGTCCCACGTAGTACGAACTGGTAGACACCTGGGTAGCGTTCGGGTTGTACCACGCGTTCCGGTCAACGTTCACGTTTACGGTTGCCACGGTTGAAGGGAGTGTCTCGCCGTTCGATGTGACTGCGGTAATCTCGTAAGAAATCGCGTAAGTACCAGCTGCAAGGGATGAACTCAAAGTTGTAGTAATCGCCCCTGGAGCGGCTACGTGCGTGTAGCCAACCCAGGTAAACGTCGTGAGGTCGATATACGAGAAAGCATCCACACCGTTAGCGATGAGGATTTTGTTATCGTACTGGAGCATGTTTGTCCAGATTGATGTATTCCAGGTGAAGCCGGAAATGGTTGTCCAGGTACCGCCGTCCTTGGCGTACTTGAACACACCGTTGTCGATGATTCCGTAGTAGTTCGTGCCGTTGTATGAGAACTCCACCGCTCCCGTTACTGGACCCGTGTATGCTGTACCGTAGTTTCTTGAGCCCCACCGTGTACCCCAAACGCCGTCCTGGGTTTGCATCATGTTTTGTGCCGATACGACTGCACCTATTGGTAGACGGTCTTCCGCCACCAGAGATATACAACCTGGCTTCCAAGTGAACGTTCCGCTGCCTATAACCTGGTTATAGCCTTTTGGCTGCGATAGCTTGATTTTGGGCATTGTAGGCTGCATCTATTAGCTCCCGTCCCGTTCTAAATAACTGACCATCCGTTGTGCCTGCTCTAAGCTGTCGCCAATAAGTCCGAGTGCTCTGTTACAGTTATTGCAGAGAAGCCCGCGAATCTTCCCCGTTTCATGGTCGTGGTCTACGCTTAACAACGTACCCCTGAATGACTCGGGCCTTTTGCAAATATCGCAAAGACCATCACGAGCCTCGAACATACTCTCGTATTCTTCATGGGTTATCCCGTAGTTGATTTTGAGGCGACGTTTGCGTTTGTATTCGTGCTCTTTGGAGTTGTACCACTTTGACCAACGGACGTTCATACAAGGTTTGCAGTACGGTTGTGTGGGATGAAAATCCTCAAGTGGTCTTTCCGTTTGGCAGTCTCGGCAATATTTAGTTCCTTGAACTTCCATCGCCGTTATCCTTGAACACCATACGTCCAATAAGTGCTTGAATACCTGTTAGGGATTCGTGGTCCCATACCGGTCAGACCATCAATATCTTTCACGTAGTCGTCCTGGAAGTTGGACGGCATCTCGTTACCGGCTACCATCTGCTTGAGCGCGTCGTTCGCCTTAGCCTCAAGGATTTGGTACATGTTCATGTTGTAGTTGACGGCCGACAGTTGGGCGGCAATCTTGTAGATGATGAAACTGGGGTTCGACATCTCTGGCGTGTCGTTCGGGTCAATCAGGTTACCCGCTGAATCGAAAGTCGGGATGTTGGCGTGTTTGTAATACCGGAAGCTGATATTGGCCCCGATTTCTGCTGCCCCAGATTGCGGTACCCAGCCGGACTGTAGCGTATAGCCAACCACCGGGTTACCATAGATATAGAAACACGGTTGGTTTTGTAGACTATTTAACGACAGTTCCTCAATCTTCTTAACAGGGAAGGAGCGAACTGCCGGAGCGCCTGATGTGCTGCCGGGGTAAGTGACCCAGATGAAACCGTCACCGATGAATTTGTAGTCAACGGGCAGGGACCACGTTTGCGGTCCGTTCGTCTGAGCCTGGATAGTGCCGTAATTTGGTTCAGGTACCCAAAGCTCCTGCCACAGCACCCCTCGTTGGTTTTCCCATTCGGGGATAGCTAGGTTAGCGATAAGATTACCGAGAATCTGGTAATCCTGGTCACCCGATACGGGTGCAGTTGGATTATTCAACGCTTGCAGTTCTGCTGCTGCGATGATTTGTCCGTAAGTTAAGCCTGTGTTCGCCACGCGATACTCCTTAGAGTTACGCGTGTGTTCTACACTCGGCGTTTAAATTTAATGTAACAGAACGTTCGGAATTTGTTTAGCCAATTTTGAGCGGGCCCGGATGACCTATCTTTGTCGGCTTAAGTACCTCGGTTTTATTGATGTGGATGCGAGACGATTTTTTAATCTTCACTTGATGCGGTTTGACCTTCTTGAGCCTTACCAGTTTTTGCTTCTTACCCTTTGTATTGTGTTTAAGCGGCGCAACGTATGGTCGTTTCTGCGAGCTGCTGCCGGAGCCGCTACCTGACTTTCCTTGTGAGTAGGCAAGGGATGGGTTGAGCGAGTAGTCTGATGTGCCATTCCCGTTTGCGCCCTTAGCGATGTCGTAATGGCCCACGTTGTATATGCTCCCCAGGAATGAGCTGGTAGGTTGGTTGCCTTTTAGTTCGGCTAAAGCTCCACCTTTTTCAATACTGAATAGCGCCTGTGCTTCTGATTGGTTTTGCATCTGGTTCCACAGGTCTTGGTGCGCGTTAATCCATGAAGTCTTCTGTCCTTTCGGGATGGCATTGTATTCAGTCCATCCTTCCGTGACGGCAGGGCTTTGGGCGGGTGGGTAGTTAATCGGCTCATAGCCTCTCGCTTGGCGCTCGGCGTTCGTGTACGCTTCGGTTGCCTGGAACGCTGCCTGTAGTTGGGGATTGTTCATCAAGGACTGGTACTGCTGTTCCTGGTCGGGGGTGCGTTGGTCTAAGGGGACGCTGCTCAACTGGTTGAGCTGGTTCTCCAGGTCATTTTGCTCTGGAGTCATGGTGGGGTACGGGTTGTTTTTGGCAAAGTCGCTCTTTACCGAGTTACCCTGTATGGCATTGTTGTTGAACCACTGTTCATCCGCAGTTATCGTGTCCTTAATCCAAGGGTTTTTATTGAGGAGGTCGGTCCGGTCTGCACTACCGGGTGCCATCATTTCGTACTGCACGTAGGTCTTGTACTTATCCGGCGATAGGTCGTATACGGGCTCGTGGTTCGGCTGTGACTTCTGGAAGTTCAAGTACGTGTTTCGACCCTTATCGTCAGCGTACAGGTCTGCCGCGTTGCTGGCTGATTGCGCTGGGCCTAACTGGATTGTCTGCCCCTGGTCGGTCTTGTTGCGGGCGATAGCCTTGTTGAACGTAGCCAACGAGCCCGCGTCGTTCGCGCCGTTAAGTGACTGCCTGCCCTTATTCAAGGTGTTGTAGTAGGCATTCGCTTGGTCTATACCAGTCTTATCAGAGATATTTCCTTCATCTGGTGCGGCCTTTGCACCCTTAGTATTTAATATCTCTCCAGGAATGCCCGTGAGGTTAGGGGCTGCTGGAGCGCCCTTAGTGTGAGGGAGAGTACTACCCGTAAGTAGTTGGAGTGCTTCCTGACCGATTGACGCCTTCCCGTTGTTCACTTTGGTGATGTACTGTGAGGGGGATATAAGAGTGCCTTCAAGGTTCTGCATCCTCCCTTGACCACCGTTGGCAGTACCCTTACCGACCGTGACTCCTGTTCGTAAGTCTTCACCGTATGCCTGGTTAGCTAACGCCGCCGCCATAGGGTTTACGTGGTTTATTATGGTTCCCGCTGCGCCTTTGTAGTTGTGCTGGCGTGAATCACTCACAGCGGTTCCGACATCTTTAACTAGCCCTAAAGTACCTCCCGCGTGTATGGTCGCGTGTTTGTTACCAGTCCAATCCCGATACGCTGCCTGTAGGCCAAGGTACAAAGCGCCCATCAATGCGAAGTTTGCGGTTGCCCCGTAGTTTCCCTTGATGTTTACAACACTGACTCCCGCTCTGGCAGTAGTCTTGAGGTAGTTGTAGAAGATAGTGGTATAACGCAGGGCGGTAGGTACCGATTTGTCATCACCCATGAAGTGGTCAATGTCAGCGTTGACTGCTTTCCCGTCGTTCCCCATCCGCTTACCGGCGTCATATATAGCGGCACGGAACGCATTATCCACGGCGCTCATGGTACCCGAGGTTACCTTATTAGCATGGGGCAAGTTCATCTTATCCAGCACCCCAGTGATAACCGTCTTCTCTCCAGAACCGTAGTCTGCCACATGCCCACCATCACGTAAGCGCTGTATTGTTACTGACTTACGGAAGTCTGAGTCGGTCGCGTAACGGACGAGTGATTTAGTCATCTGGGCAATACCCAGTGGACCAGATTGTATGTCGTGTCCTGCTACGTTCACCGTCAACTTACCGGCAGCTAACCCAGCCTGTACCATCTGGTTAATAACGTGGACGTTCGCAACCATCATAATAAGGTTCTGGACACCCCGGTTGGCCTTATCCAACATGTGGGGGATAAATGACTCTGGCGTGGGGTGGCCGAAGTTTTCCTTTAGGAGATTGTACCCCTGCTTGGAGATGAACTTACCGCCGAATAGCGTGTCCACGTCCTTACCAATACCCGTAACTTCGCGGTCACCAGGCATTTCCTCGTCGTGTATGCCGAACTTCTCAGGGTTTCTGATGACTTGCTGTAGGGCATCAAACCGGGCTTTAGAACGACCGACACTCGTGTGGTACTCGTTCCCGATTTTCCCGTAGTTCCTCTCGTACTTGAACCCGTTTTCCTCTAGTTCTCGCGTAGGTACATTACCGTCTGCGCGGAAGACCTTTTTCCCTGACACAAGATTTCCTTCGGAGTCTTTATGAATACCCGTAGACTCCTGGGTTCCGTACCGTGTCTCACCGTCGTCTGCTACGAACTTCTGAATCATACGGTGCAACCCATGTCCCGACTTGGGGTTCAGAAAGTCCATCAGCGAATCCCTGGCTTTCTGTATTGGTGTTGCGCCCGCTTTCTTTAGACCCTTGCGGTAGAGACGAGTAGCGTAGTTTTTCAGCCGACCGAAACCTGCTTCTCTGTGGGAAGACTCAAGAACGTTAGCGCCCATCTCGTTCAACCGGCGAGCCATCTGCGTAACCGCTTCAATCTTCGGGGTTACTTCTTCAGGTTTAGCCGAACCCTCCAGATTGTCCCGCACCGCCTGGCGTTCCTCTGGTGTGAGTTCTTCTTCGACGGCCTTCTCAAAGGCGTCACCTTTAATACTGAATTGTTGTTCTTCGGCCTTCGTATTACGTCTTAGTTCTTCAAGGTTGTTAGATTCATCCTGGGTATGGAGATATTGTTCCTCTATATCCTGAGCTGCCTTAGCAGTCTTGGGCGGTGCACCTTCTGGAACCTCCATAAGCCCGTCGTCCTGATGGATGTCAGAGGCTTTCAATATACGTGCTTCTTGCAGCGCTTGACTGGTAGTAGTAAGAGCGGTCATCGGGTCAACCCCAGCCTCTTTCGCATACACTAATGTAGCTTGCCGTAGGTCACCGCTTTTCTTGTATTCATCTATCGCCGCGCGTTCAGCATCGGCGTTCCGTGGTCCAAACCCATTGGCATCTTCAGGTTGAGGTGGGGAGTCCTGTAGGCGCTTCATAAGGTTTTTGGTCATATCTAACTGTGTGGCTTGATACGCCGTGCGTTCATCCTTGGGGATAGAACTTAGCTCATTGAACCTATCAATCAGTTGTGTCTCAGTAACGGTTTTGCCTGCACCATCAACCACCGTTCGTTCAGCATCGGCGTTCCGTGGTCCAGAACCATTGACATTTTCTGGTTGAGGGGTATTGTTGGGGGATGTTAATGACGCTTGCTCAGTGGGTGGTTTCTCTGCTTCTAATTGTTGGGGGCTTTCTCGGTATTCGGTCGAGCCTTGAGGGGAGGGAATACTTTGGGGTTGGGGTGTCGTGCCTGATAGCTCTGCTTGGCCTGTGGCTGGTTGGGGTGGACCTTCACCTTTGGAGTTATTAAGCAGCGCGGCAGGGTCTACTTTCGCACCCCCTTTTATAGCGTTAAAGACGGTGTTTACGTCTGGCACATCGGCAAAGGCCAACGGAGCCGTTGCTCCGGCCATAGTGTTTAGTACTTTACCAAGCAAGTGAGAGGTAGACTCGTTCGGGTCCACACCGCCTTCTTGCATGAGTTGCTGAATCAGGGCAGCCTCGTAAGCCTTACCCTTGGCTTCCGCGTCATTCTTGTTGGCTCCTGGCATTGATGCTTCAGTTTGCGTGACCATGTTGCCCGTTTGCTGCGCCTGCTTCTCAACGCTCGGGGCAGCTAACGCCGTACCAAGCATCTGACCGGCATGTGCTACAGGGGCGAATGGGTTGTCGTTTACCGCGTCTCGTTCGGCGTTGTTATAAGCTTGCTGGTCACCGACTACCTGTGCGTGGAGTTGCTTAATAGGGTCGATGATGCCCGCCGTGATAGGGGAGACGGTATACTTTGCCGTACCCTTTAAGAAGTTTCCCATACCTTTCATCACGGAGTTAGGGTCTTCACCGCCGTTATTCGGGTTCACCTGCAACGGTTTCCCGGTTTGGGCGTTGGGGTTCATATTCGCAATCTTAATCGGAGTAACTGACGGAGGGGTGAACGGTTTAACGGGGGTAGGTGTCTGGGATGTCACCATCCTCGGAGTAGAGATGTTTGGTTGCTGGATATTGATTGGCTTCGGTTGGTTGCCGTTCAAGTTCTGTTGGGCGTTGTTCATCCCCGGAAAGTTCTGTACTCCCGGAGCGGTGTTGTTGAGGTTCGTCCTACCAATCTGCTGGGCAAGGGAAGGGCCCTGTGGCTGCTGCGGAGACTGGGGTGCTTGAGGTGCCTGCTGCTGGGGCTGTGCGCCAGTGTTCAACCCGAATACCGATTTAACGGCGTGGGTTACGTCGTTGCCTACATCAGAGCCCCAGTTCTCTACGTCAGAGAGGCCCTGGTTTAGTTTCTGCTTGATGAAGCCTAATGCGTCATCCATAGGGCCTCCTAGCTACTAAAGGGTTGTTGCTGTTGTTGCTGTAACAACGAGTATATGGAACCACCAGCCGGTGCTCCTGTAGAAGTGGTGTTGCCAGCTCCAGGTGTTACGGTGGCGTTCGCGCTTAACTGCGGCATCGTAATCGGGTTCACGTTCTGAACGGTTGGGAGTGAACCTTGCTTGAGTGTTTCCATGCCGCTGGTTAGAGAACCTTGAGTGTTCTTCTCGAGTTCAGATTCTACGTTCCCAAGAGCGGTGTTAGCGGCGTCCGTAAGGTGCTGACCAAACTCCGCAAGTCGGGCTTTTTCCTCACCCTGAGCCGAAGCTAGGGCGTTATCCAGGTTCAGCATCAACTGTGAGTAATTGTTCTTAATCGTCGCTACTTGGTCAGCGGCGGTTTTCTTGTAGCCTTCGATAAGCGTCTGCGTGTCGGCGTCCTGCGCCTGAGACTGGTTCTCAAGATTTGTGACATCGCTACCGGCTTGCTGCTGAATGTTCGCGCGTTGGGTGTTCTGTTCCTGTGCGATACCTTGGTCACCCATTATAGAAGCCGAGGATGAACCTGCGCCCGAAGCGCCGAGCTGCGCCCCAAGTCCTTGGTGCATAGCGCGAATCTGATTAGCGAGCTCCTGTAGAGAAAGGGCTTGGCCCTTCTGGGTACTGTCTATTTGCCCATGAATGACCGCTTGGTTCCCGGCGTTCTGCTGCTGGGCGTTAGCGATTGCTGCTTGCGACGCGTCGTTTGCGGATTGCTCGGCGGTCGTCTGACCTGTATTGAGGATGTTCTGAGCCGTCGGCGCGTTGCCGATGGTTTTGCCGTATTCTTCTTGAATACCTTGTATATAAAGGGGGGCGTTGAAGTTGGAACCTAAGCCGCCCGTACTACCAGTTACTCCGGTGACACTATTCTGGTTGTTTGTGTTTTGCGTTTGGGGTGGTGCAGGGTTAGCGATTGGAACGCCAGATGTAGGGTGTGCTACCTGCAACCCGATAGCTGGGTTTAGTTGGGGTGGAAGCGCGCCGGGTAGTCCGACTCCGAATCCAGGTAAGTTTGCCATTTTCTCTCCTAATCAAAGAACGGCGGAAGAAGCCGTACCTTTCGGGTTAGCTCCTCCTGCCGTTCCAGATACAGGGGAATTACACTATTTAATATAGCAGTTATCGCCTGCGATTAGCTAGACCTATTGCCAGTCCCTATCGACTTTTTTGGCCTCTGCTGCAATTTTCTCCGCAGCATCCTTGTCGCCGCGCTGGGCAGCGGCAAAGAGCTGGTCGCGCATCTTGCTGATGCTCTTGAATCTGGCCTGTTCCTTTATGGAGTAGAGAGCATCCTGGATGCGCTTCTTCTCGTGTTCGGGAACATTCGGGTCGTTCAACTTCCGCTGAAGGGAGACTATATCAGCCTGCCTGCTGGCATCGTAATCCGGCATTTACAGTCCTTGTGGGAGTTTGTAACCGAGGTCTTTAATGACCTGCCAGACTTCTTCGGTGCTCATGCGAAGGACTTTCGACATACGCATAACGTTCGCGTCACCGGCTTCCCAGTGGGCTTTTACGAAGTCGTCAATGCTCGCGTGAACGCCTGAATCGAGTTCGTCCTCAAGTTCGTTTTCGAGCTTCTGAACAAGTACCTTACCTGGTACTGGGACGTTGTTAGCAACCGCCTGTTGCGCCAATACTTCAGGTACAGCTGAAGCCACAGGTGCTACGGTTACAGTAGGGTCTGGAGCGACGTTGCCTTGAGTCGTATCGGTACGACCGCCTAGTTCAGGTTGCGCCGGTGCTTCTGGAGCTTGTACAGGTTCCGCTGGGGCATCAGCCGCAGGAGCGCTCGGAGCCGCTGCCGGTTCGTCAGCTGCGCTTCCGTCATTAGTTGATGGGTTATCTGCTTCAGCAGCAGGCTCAGTGGTAACTTCTGCATTTGGTACCTCCGGTGCTATGGCTGCTTCAACAGGGGTCGTAGGTTCGGCCGGAGCCTGCGAGTTTGTGGAATTATCCATGTATTTATCCTCGTTAGTTTATTTGGGAAGGGAGGGCCGAAACCCTCCCAAATGACCACTAGGCTTCTAGCGTTAGCCGTCGAAACGACTAAGAAATAGAAGCTTTCGTCTTAACATCGAGCAACCAGTTGGTGTTCAAAACAACGCTGGCGAACTGACCTGCCCACGAAATGTTGTGGAAGCGTTCTGCCGGGTTGCCTGAATCCGCGCCGGTGACAATGTAGAGCTTCGGTGGGTCAAGCTTGTTGTCGAATACACCGAACGACTCACGCCCGTGGATGAAGTTGTGGTACAGCACAGTGGTGGTTCCCGTAGTGTAACCTTGGTTGGTTACGAGGAAGCGAACACCGTACAAAGCACCAATTTCACCCGCGTACAACGCTTGTACGTTGGAGTAGACGGCAGCGTTCTGCCAAGTTGTAGACTGAATAAGGTCGTACTCTGATTCAGGTTGGATTTTACCAATCCAGCCAAAAGTGCCAGGGTACATAAGAGCCTTGTTCTCTTTCAACGTAGCGACTGCTTGAGCAACGAGAGCAGGGGTCAGGTTACCAGCAGAACCGTCGATAACGGTTGCACCGGAAGCCATCGCGTTACGCACAAGTGCGTCCAGCGTTTCACCCATGTTCTGAGCTACTACATCAATCTTCTCTTTGTCGCGGTCATCAATGTCTACGGTACTCAAGAGGCGAGTGACCTGGATGTTGTTACCATACTCTTGCAGGGTTACGGTTACCTGGGTGTCAGTCAAAGTAACTGCACTCGGGTTCGTACCTTCTGTCAGAGGAGTGGTAGCAAGAGCCAATGGGCTGAAGCGGTTGAAGATAACTTCTTTACCAACGTTGCCGTCGATACCGCGCAGCTGTCCACCTTCTTGGTGTACCAACATCGCACGAGCCCTCTGAAGGAATAGACGACTATAATAAATCGCTACTTCATTGGACAGGTTTGAGGTGTTATTCTGTGACATGATTTAGGACCTTTGCTTTTAACGACTGTTCTGGGTGCTATGAGCGCCCATTCTGGGAGTGAATGTAGGTTTCCAACTCCTCAAGTGACATTTCCTCTGGAGCCTTTTGACTTCTTCGTGAAGAAGCGGTGCTCCTGTTTGCTGAAACGCCTCGATTTCCTACCCCGGAAGTCGCGCCTTGCGGCGTTGTATTTGCGACCTCTAGAACTGGCTGGAATGACTTTAGGTATTCAGTAAAGCTGTAGTCCGGATTCGCCTTGAAAATCTCGAAATACCCATTACCGATAGCCTCGTCGAGCTCCTTGTTGTAGTGTTCCTCGTCGTTTTCATTAAGGACTGCGTATTTCTCCTTAGCCTTCTCGATTTCCTGCAACGCTTTGCCTGCTGCGCTCCGCCGTGTAACCTTCGAGTCCAAGCCCTTTGCCAGAGCACCCATCTTGATGTCCACAATCTGCTCCGCAGCCTTCAGAATGTCTGTCTGAATTTGCTGTGGAGTTACCGTTTCCATCTGTGAGTAGTCCGGTAAGTCTACCTGGGAAGGGCTCACTTTGGTTTGCTGCAAGGTACGCGAGAGGTCGTCTTGACCGCCAAGTTGAGTTTCCAGTTCCTTAATGCGCGAGGTGAGCTCGCTTATCCGTCGTTCCGCGCGTCCTGGACGTTCGCGGCCCCCGTCACCTCCGTCTCCACCGTTGTGCCCATCACCGGCACCGGCATTACGATTACCCTCAGCGCTACCGCCTTCGACCGGGGCGGCGTTTGCTGGTTGAGGTTGAGTCGGGTCCTGCTGTGTTGGATTCGCTGCTGGTGACGTTCCAGCAGAAGCGCCAGCAGATGCGCCGTTTTGCGTCTGTGGGTTCATAAAAAACTCCCGTTTTCCACACCTGTTTAGGCTCGTGCGTCGCCTGGGGGTGATGTCCCCCTACATGGATGCTGTGCTCGCAGCACCCGTGCAGAAGGAAATCTAAAATCTGTCCTCTAAGACGAACCCTCCTTCCTCGTTGAGCCCGACAAGTTTCTTCCGGACACCGACCCACTTGAGCGTGTGCTGATTACCGCATGAAACACATACAATCCACGGACCTTGTTGCCTCGGGGTGTGCGCCACATTCGCCTTAGAACGCGTTTCAAGGTTCTCTTTAACCTGAGCGAAATCCGGGAACTGGGCAGGGTTGGCGTTCTTAATCGCATTAGCGAGCTCCTGACTGTTTCGGTCGAGCTTTTCTTCCACGAGCTTTCTCCTGTTCAACTGCGTCAGCGGCGGCTTCTACGGTGTTAAGTTCCTTCTCCAACTCATCGGCTACGAGCATTCCTAAGCGCATGAGCTGGCCGAATTTAGCGTCGTCAACCTCGGCGTCAACCGCAGCGGCTTTGGCGTATTCACCTGAACGAAAGTGGGCGATAGTCTTCAGGCGAGCTGCGCGCATCATCTGGTACCCAGGGTGCTCTTTCACGGAACCGAGGGTGGCAAGTGTTCTAAGGTCTTCGTCGCGCTGTCGCTCCTCATCGGTGAGCTCGCGTTCGGATAAGCCAAGCATTTGCTCATCGAACAGGGGACGGTAGTTCGCCCGGTGAGCACCAGTGGCTTTATTTGCTATCTCTGTGACATTAAATTCAGGCATTAAATCCTCCCGTGCGCGATGTCATCGTGTAACTTTTGATGGGTCTGTGCGTGGCGCGCTTGAATAAAGGCCCGCGCCTGGGCAATTTCCGGCATGGCCGCTGGGTTCGGCGGTTGCATCGTAGATTCAGGAGCCTTCGGAACCGCATCCTTAACCGCTATCTGGCTCTTGGTCTTGCGGGCTGCTTCATCGTCAGCCTGTTGCTCAAAGTCTTCCGGTTTCAGTTGGATTCCTGCCTGAGCCGCGAGCTGTACCGCGCCTGCTGGCGGGAGGTCCTTGATGTTGATTTGCTCAGTCATGCGGTTTTCAGGGCCTTGCGGTTGGGATTGCTGGGTCTGCGGTGCAGCGCCTTGGTTCTCGCCCATAACAATCGGCTTAACGAGCGAGTTAACGTCTTGAATACCACCGGAGTGGAGGAGCTTCTTGAAGAATCCGGCAAAGTCGAACTGTTGCCCCTGATTCTGAAGTTTCTGGTCGATGACTTCGCCATTTTGGGCGTACTCGGTGTAGATTTCCTGTAAGCGGGCGTGTTCGAGCTCCTTATCCTGGAGACGGGTGCTCATCGGGTCAATCTTGTACAGGTAGCCCTTTTCGTTCTTGATTCTGGAAGGTTTGAGAGTTATCTTGACCGCCTTCGCATTGGCAATATCCGCGCCCTTTGACTGGCCCTCGAACTTGATGCAGTCCTTCACGTCAGGGTAGTTCTGGGCGATTTGGGCAATCTCCTGGCCGAATTGGTAGAACTCAATCGGCTTCGACCACTCAACGTCATTGATGAGCCCAACCATACCTTCAACGAGTTCCGTAATAGCGGAGGCCATCAGCTTGAGGTCGATGTTATCTCTCGTGGATTGGGAGGCGTTCTGAGACTTAATAGCTTGGGGCGACTTGCCTTGGGTGGAGTCGGTGTTCTCAGCAGATACTTGCGTCGTGGTGTTGCCCAGGGTGTTATTGAGCGCACCTTTAAGGAACTGGTAGGTGAGGTTCATGTTTTCCTGGACATCCGGGAACTGGTGATGGGAAACGTCGTTCGGGTTAGAAACAAGCCACTTAGCGCCCGGCTGGAACCTAATGGACGGCATTACCACATTCCCGTTAACAACCTTAATAGGCGGGTAGGTCGCCAGGCGCAAGCGGTCGATTTGAAGGTTGATGGTGGTGTCCATCGCGTATTGCTGGAACCGTCCGGCTTCCATGTCACCGCGTCCAATAATGGAGTCGAGGGTAGGGAGGCCCGGTTTGAGGACAACGGGGATTCTCCCGTTCTTGTGCGGGTTCGGGATGTTGCGGATAACCATGTTGCCGAAGTCAGGGCAGAAGTCTATCCATCTTCCGTTAGTGCCGGATTCATACTTGGTGACGACTTCAATCTCTCCGGTGTCAGTCCACGGAGCCCTACGCCGCCACTCCCACATCGGGTTGTTCCGCAGGTAATCCTGGCGGGCTTTCGGCATCGTCGCGCCTTGCTCGGTGTCTTCAAGTACCTGGTCAATCGCGTCCAGGTCATACGTTGTTACATTGTCATCAACGAGGGATTGGAGGTATTCACGGGAGACATAATTCGATACGAACACGTAGTCACAGTTCTTAATAGATAAACGCCCCTGTTGCGGGAAGAAGTTACGCATCGGGACCAGCCAGCAGTCAGGACCAACGTACTGGTCGTTCTCCACCCAGTCGTAGCACATAGCCATCGAGCCGTAGACGTTGGAGTACATGTCCCACATGAACAGTTTGGTGTCCATGTCGTACTGACAGTTGGCGTTCGGGTAGACGTATTTCTCCCACGCGAGATTCATCAACATGCCTTTGCCCATATTCTGAATACCGAGGGCGTGAACCGTCCCGGTCGGGGAGTTCGCCATATTCCGTCCGGCGCGTTCTATAACGATGGTCGAGAGAGAGCCCTCTGATACACGGACATGCGTGTTGTCCGGTGAGCGTCCCTGTACGAATAAGAGGTCTTCGTACTCGTCCCAGTCCAGAGAGAAATAGCGGATTGCAGATTGCGATGCTTCGTATTGTTTCGAGAGCATCCCGCGAAGATTCGGGTCACCCCCGATAGAGTCGAAGGTACCTGTTTCTTCTAGTTCTTTCAGCCAATCAGCGTCATCTTCCGTTTGGTTAGAAGTCCGTCGGTTGAGTGGGCGTTGCCCTAGTCTCCGACCGCTGTTTGCTTGTCCGTTTGGCCCGTTTGGTGGCACGAAAGCACTCCTTGGTGTTTCGTACTTGCTTTACATAGGCTCGGTACTTTGATTTCAATGTAGCGAATCAGTGGTTATAAATACAACCCTAATTTTGTCTATTTCAATAATCTGTTGTGATACTCGTCTAAGAGGATTCTGTTTATCTTGCCCTTGTTATACACGACGGTGAAGGTCCGGGCTCCGTCAAATCCTACCTGGGTGGCTTCCTCGAGTTCCTGAGCGATAGCCGTTTTCGCCGCGTCGTCATCTGGGTAACGGGTGTTCACGGAGATAGACCGTATCAGAACTGAAGGGGTACCACGCTGGAACTTCACCTCCACTAGGGACATACCGAAGCCCATCGCTTTGCCTTGCTCCAATACCTCGCGGCCGACCGCTTCTAGTTGGACCCAGAACTCTTTTTCTTCAGGACTCACTTCGCCTCCGTTGCCTTCTTTATCTGCCACGCCTCGCGTTGGTTCATCATCACGAGGTCCGTCTGGAGCCGCTTAATCTGCCGCTCCTGTTGTTCTAAGTTCATAAACAGGGAGATAGTTGTAGCCTGGGAATAGTTGCCAATTTTTATCCCGATGTCCTTATGGGTGGCGTCTCCCGTAACCACGACCCGTTCCGCTTTGTTGGCGATTTCCTTAATCTGTTCATCTGTTAACATGCGATTCTCCTATGTGGACCGTTGGGGTCCTTATCTAACAAACCCTCTGGTATCAAACGCGTCAGTCGATAGCCCCGTTACGTCTTGTCCTTGCGGCCGAAACGGATTGCCTCTAGGCGTGTAAGCCGCTGTGAAGCCGCCTCCAGCCTGCGCGTAGAAGGGAATATCATCCTGCGGAACCTGCCGAGAGTTAGCGTTCTTTTTAAGCGATACAGCCAGATAACGAAATGCGTCAGCGCCGTTAGAGCTCCAGTCGTGAAGCGGTTTGTTGTCATAGACCCTTAACTCCTCGTTATACTTACGGTGGTAGTTTTTGAGGGCAGCGACTCCACTCTCACACTTCTTCGCGTCGAAGTAGCATCGAGGAAGGATAGTACGCGCCGCATTGATGCCGTCCTCAATGCTGAGCTTCGGGGCAATCTTGAAGTTAAGACCGAGGGAGCGAGCCACCTCGATACGAGAAAGGCCTGACCCCATCTCTCTGACACGTATATCGTGCGGGGCGTAGTGGTCTTCATAGACATAGGGAAGTTCCTTTATGTGCTTTATATAAAAATCAAGTCCCTTGCCGTTGGACTCGTAGTAGTCAATCAAATGGATTTCATCACCGATGTGTTGGACGAACCAAATGGACATCGCATCCCCAACCCCGAGGTCCCAGTAGGTAGATACGGGAATCTCACCGTGGTGAACGACATTCCCGATACGCCCGTCATCTTCGGCTCTGGATATGAGGTCACCGTAGTAGGAACCTTGAATCGGCTCGTCGAAGGAGCACATCATCTCCTGGTTAAATAATCGGGTATCTCCGTAGATGGAGATGTACTCTTTCTCGATTTCTTTTAACTCGCCCTCATTGAAAACCCCGGCGTCCTTAGCGGTCATAAACGAAACGAACCAGTTTCTTTTAAGCGCTTCCTGGTATAAGGTCCTCGCATGGTTATCTCCACGAGGGGTGATT